CCAGAACAATACGTACGAAATGTATATAGTAATTCTATGATGCCAAATAAAAAATACCAAGTAAGTCCAACAGCTGGTAGTAAAGGTCGGGATACGGGTGGTAGGTCTATTCCATTAAAATGACAACAGAAGAACATGTACGAAAGTTACCTAATGGTGCAGTAGTAAGATTGTGTCATGGTAAAAACGCTAACGGTGATCGATGTGGTGTTACCGCAGTAAAAGGTCGTGATTACTGTAAGCATCACGGTGGCAAGGCGTTAGAGGGTGTAGATTCTCCGGCATTTAAAACTGGATTGTGGTCAAAACAACGACGTAGATTTGCGTCTGTTGCACCAAAGTTGTTACAGAGAATTGATGAATTACGCGAAGATCCAGATTTATTTAGCCTTAAAGACGATGCTGCATACTTAACGGCATTAATGGATCAACGTGCCGAGGCAGCAAGTCATGGAATATCTGTTGAACATTACGAATCCATAAAAGATCAAATGCAGGTTTGTAAAGCAACGGTTGGCACAGACGAATTTGGAAAAGCGTTTAAGACGCTTGGCAAGATGGTAGATGAGGGGATTGACACATATCGTGCTAGTCAAGATGTTGTTGCATTAATTGATAAACGTACAGACATAGTTGAGGCCGAAGCACGTATGTTGCATACAAAGGCATATACGTTAGAGGTAGATCAAGCCTATAGTTTGGCAATGCAGATCTTAAAGGTAGTCAAAGACACTGTGCATGACGCAGGACAATTACAAGCTATTAAGTTGGGCTTTGGGAAGTTGCTACGACAATATCAGCAAGATGACGACATACAGGATGCAGAAATAATAAATGAAGAATCAAGTATCGACACGGTCAACACCGAGAGCATTTAGAAAATTTGTCAAACCTACTAAGCCATTAACTGTTGCATTACTAGAGGCATTGCAGTCCGAAATAGATCAAGCTATTGAATTAGGCGATTTTGACAGCGGTTTAGCAACAGCACTTTCTGGACATGAGATGCATTACGAGGATTGGTTGCGTGTGTATGCTCCACATGCTGCGTCTTCTACATTAGCAGAGCATCACCATAGAGCATGGCAATGGGCAGAAGATATTGCTCCCGGTAAATTTGGACCAGCGTTAATAGAATGTTGGTTTCGCGGTGGTGGCAAATCTACAACAATGGAATTAATTGTTAGTAGATTAGCTGTAAAAGCTACGCGTCGGTTTGCAGTTTATGTATGTGCAACACAAGATATGGCTGATAGACACGTGCAGGATATTGCAACAGCAATGGAGCGTTGCGGTATTGAACGTGCTGTTAACAAGTATGGTTTTTCAAAAGGTTGGAGCGCATCTAAATTACGCACAGCCAACGGCTTTAACGTGTTGGCGTTTGGATTGGACACTGGTGCACGTGGTGTTAAATTAGATCACTTGCGACCAGACATGATTATTTTAGACGACATTGATGAATTGGACGATTCAGTTAATGGCGTTGATAAAAAAATCAGAACAATTACGCAAACTATCCTTCCTGCAAAAAGCACTGACTGTGCAGTTGTGTTTGTTCAGAACAGGATTCATGCTAACTCTGTTATGTCGCAAGTTTTAAGTGGCGAGTTGGATATGTTACAAGATCGTATTCAATCGCCTATTGTGCCAGCTGTACAAGATTTGGAATACACGACCTATGAACGTGATGATGGTCGCATGGGTTATAAAATTACAGCTGGTAAACCTACATGGCAGCATAAAACAATAGAGGTGTGTCAGCATGAAATTGACACGTATGGATTACTTTCATTTTTACGTGAGTGTCAACATGAGGTCGGCGTAGGTGGGTTATTCTTTCCGGATTTCAGAGAGTATAACTCTGAGGGTAAACCTTGGCATGTTGTTGATCATGTAGATGTACAGCCTTGGTGGCGCATGTGGGCGAGTCACGACTTTGGAACAGGTGCCCCAGCATGTTTTCTTCTGTACGCAAGTGATGACAGAGAAAACATATATGTAATTGGTGAGATGTATGAAGCAGGACTCGTTAGTAGTAAACAGGCAGAAAAGTGTTTAGAGATGCTTGAGCAACGACAATTAGCATCACCAGTCAATACTAAAGTACGAGATGGATTGTGGAATACAAAATTGGAAGCTGTTGCTTTTGACTGGGCAAATACTTTTCCTCCGATGAAAACAGAAGAACGTATAGGTGAATATCCTGTCGAAGTTTGGTGGGAGCGTGGTTTGCCAGCTGTCAGGGCTGTTAAAGATCGCAAGGCTGGCTGGAGGCGAGTTAAAGAATGGATAAGTGCTACAGATATTGTAAACGGTGTGCCAAAACCAAAGTTACAAATAGTTCGTGGTGCATGTCCAAATCTTATTAAACAACTGTCAGTAACAATGTCTCATCCTCGTGATCCAGAAGATATTGATAGCGGAACTAAAAATGATCACGCAATAGATAGTTTTAGATATGGTGTTATGTGGCGTGAATACCCTGTTAAATGTCCAGAGATAGATGACCGTATGCCATTAAATGAAAAGCATATTCCGTCATGGTTAAAGAAAAAGGATGATAAACGTTACCTATGAGCGTGTTTTTAGTTATATGTGCTGTTATTGTGTCTTTGTGTTTTATTGCGCAAACAGTTTTAATGTACGGAATAGTTAATCATTTGCGACAAATAAAAGAAGAGCGCTTATTGGTTCAACGTGTTGTGTCAAATGAAAGGTGGATCTAGGCATGTCTGTAGACATTAACAATCTTATGAGAAGCGCATTGACAAAAAGCGTGATGGGTAATCAGCCAAAAATGTCTGCGTTTGCAAAACCAGAATCTGTAGGCGCTCCCGGAAGTTTTTCATTAAGCAATTCGTCCAAAGAAAACAAAGACAATCTCAACTTAGATTTAACAGCAAAAGAATGGCGAGTTATTCCAAAAGATCAACCAGACGAAGCCAAACGAATTACAGCGTTTGTAAAACAACAATTTGATTTAGCATATCGCGCACGGCAAGAGATGGAACTTGAGTGGGTGATGGCAACTGCTTTTTTTGAGGGACGTCAATGGTTTCGCATTAATAGTCAGGCACGTAATTTAGAAAGTTTACAGAACGAAGACGAGCCAAATCGTTATATGACTGTAAATAAAATGCGACCATTAATTGACGGTGTTGTAGGTAAGTTGACACAGTGTGCACCCGATTCTAGTGCTGTGCCTATTAGTAATAATCCCGTAGACCTAATGGCATCCGACGAAGCTAACTATATTGTTAATCACTATAATCGCAAGTTTGACAGAGAGACACAAACAAAAGAACGAGTACGTTGGGCTTGTGTCTGCGGTACGTCTTTTTTAAAAATCTTTTGGGATGCAAGTCAAGAGCAAATTGTCCCGCAAATGGATGCTACTGCATCTGAAGTTATTGGTCATACATCAATGCGTGTTGGCGATATTGTTGAACAGATTTTGCCTGCGTTTGATGTGTATTTTGACCCTACTGCAAAACGCGATGCCGATTTGCGTTGGATGATTCACGCAATGGTTAAACCATTGTCTTGGTTTATTGATAAATATGGTGATCAAGGTAAGTTGGTTAAACCTGACGGGCAAACAGGCACTAACGCTGGTTATGTAGACACGTACCTAGACGGAACAAACGGAAACGGACGCGGTTGGGTTCCACCGTCTCCAAGTAATTTAGGCAACACAGATACAAAGAAACAAGCTGCTATTGTTTACGAGTATTGGGAAAAGCCCACAGCATTGTATCCATCTGGCAGATATATCGTTAGCACAAACAGCTGTTTGTTATATGCTGGGCCATGGCCTTATAAAAAGAAAGATACATTCCCATTTATACCGTTGCGCTGGCAACCACGAAGTGGCACACCTTATGGTTATAGTCTTGGTTGGGATTTGTGTTCGCTTCAACTAACATACAATCGTGTTTATTCACGCCTTATTGAGCAGTTTGAAAATCAAAAAGATTACATTTTAGTTGAAAATCTTAGTGGTGTAGGAGCTGACGCTTACGACAATACGAGCGATAGCATTGATGATAAAAATCGTGTTTATCGTCGCATCAACTACAAGCGAGGTAGTCATCCACCAGCAATTCAACGCGCACCGGGCATTGGCTCCGATCTATTTCCATTGTTGCAAATGCTTGAAAAAGACATGATGGATGTTGCTGGATTACATGACGTAAGTCAGGGGCAAGCAAGTGCTGGTACTCCTGCTGAATCTGTGCGATTACTGCAGCGTTCCGACAATACACAGCATTCGTTTATTAGAGCAGACATAGAGATTAGTGCGTCTAAGATTAAAGAATGGGAAGTGTCTCTTATTGAGCAGTTTGCTATTGTGCCATTTGTTGGGAATATACAAGGCAAAATGCTTCCGCAAGATCAAATCCGTCAAGGTGTAATGCGGTTTGATGCATTACGCGCAGGCGGTCAATACAGAATCGTATACATTCCCGGATCTTCAATGGAAGATAGCCCTGATCAAAAATTGCAAAAGCTTGCAGCGTTAAGGCAAATGGGTGTGTTTGGTGATCCAACAGATCCAGATACTAATCGTTTATTCATTGAATTAGCTAACATACCAAATGCATCTCGAATATATGAGCATTTGGATGGTCAGGCACAGAAGATGGCAGCAATGCAACAACAACAAGCTCAAATGATGCAACAACAAGCAATGATTGAAGCACAGGCTAAACAGGAACAATTTAATCCTGAAGTTGAGCAAATGAAGGTTCAATTAGAACTGCAAAAACAACAAGCACTCATACAAGCTAAGCTTGAGGCAGACATTTCTCTGCATGCTGCTAAGGCTGGTATAGATGCACAACAAAATGAAGAATATGCGATGACTGAATTAGGTAAATCACAAATGATGGAACCTGAAGTTCCGGAAGATGTGATGAGTGGTATGCAACAGCAGGGTATGCCACCACAGCCATCGCAACAGATGTTGCCACAATCGGGTGCGCAGCAACCGTCACCAATGGGTGGCATGTTTTAAAAAAGTAAAGGTATGATGTAAATGTCCGAGGAGATGGTGACACGAACCGCTGATTCGCCAGCAGCGGCAACGGGCAATGTTGGTGGTGCGTTAATTGATTTCGTTAGGGAGTCCGCCGGACCTAGCGAAAGTGGAGACATGGCGTTAAATCAATCCACTGAAAATAATAACGCAACGCAAACGCAAACAGATAGTGTTTTTGATCAGAGTTCTATACAAGAACGGGTAAAGAAACATTTATTGGATAGTGCATTACCGGAAAAACAACCGGGAAATGTACCATACGAACGCTTCAAAGAAGTAAACGATGAAGCAAAACAGCTCCGAGCTGCGCAGGAAGCGTACTCAAAATGGGCTGATGTTATTCGGCAGTTTGAAGACTCCGGTTTTAAATCTGCAGCTGAGGTTCAAAAAGCTTATGAACAACAGCAACAACAGAGTCAGGAGAATCAAATACGCGAGCGGTGGGACAATGAAGTTGCAAGCAACTACATGGATCCGGAGCTTGCTCGCGTACAAGCCGAGGCCGAAATACAGAAGTTCAGGTATGACCAAGTTGTAGGTCAAATGAATTCTTATATGGTGGCCCAACAACGTGAACAGGCGTTGCAGCAATTTCCATATGCAAGTCGCGCACAAGACGTGATGGATAGCCTTATACAACAAGGCATGAATCCCATGGATGCAGCAGCAGCCGTACATCGTCAAGTGACGGGTTTAGTTGAATCGCTGGTACCACAATTAGTGGATATGGTGACCAATCAACAGACAACACCGACACCTATTGGTGGTGGTGACTCTGCGCAAGCAATGGTCCCACCGCAATCAACATCAACGCAAAACCGTATGTCAGGTCTTAGTAGACTGCTAGGCATTCGGTAGGAGTAACCAATGGCTATCGATTTTAACGGTGCACTTACACTCGCAGATCAAGCTGTCCTTTCCAATGATCCTCTTGTAAAAGAAATCACTATGTCTTTGCACCAGACATGGAACGCTATTAAGGACATCCCATTTTATACATCGCCTTCTTTACGGCAGGTTGGTGTACGTTATACGAACGAAGCAGGAACTATCCCAACTCCGACTTGGTCATCTATCAACGGTGAGCCAAACGCTGTCAAGGGTAAGCCAAAGTCGTACGAAGAGCAGATGTATTTAATCCGCAACAAGATTACGGTTGACTGCCGTTTGCTTGACCAGCCAAATAACATCATTGATCCAGTGGAAGCACAGATCAAGATTTTTATGGAAGGTTTTGCGTATGATTTTAATGACAAGTTCATTAACAATGATCCAACTTCCTCCGCTGCTGGTAATAGTCCGGATTGTTTTCCCGGTCTTAAATTTCGTTTAGAGAATCGTGCAGATTATGACATTCCAACGGATTGTCTGATTGCACCTGCATCAACGTCAGCGTCGTTAGATACGTCCAGTACATTTTTGGCTGTAGAAGCTAATGGTGCTTTATCTGCCATGCAGGAGTTGTTCGACAACTTGAATGCACCGGATGGTACTGGAATTGTCTTGTACATGAATGAAGATACAAAGCGTCGTTTTGAATCGGTCATTCGTTTACTAGGTGCTGGTACAGGTTTTAATACCGATAACGATGCATTTGATCGATCAGTAGACAGTTATAAGGGTGCCAAAATCCGCACAGTTGGACGTAAGTTAGACGGTACTACACCTGTCATCAGTGCTCCATCTAACTTTGCAGATATCTATGCTGTACGCTATGGCACAGGCTATGTTCAGGGCTGGCAGTCTGGTCCATTTAAGCCAGAGTACTTAGGTAAGTCTAAGGAAAACGGCATTATGCATAACGTACTGTTTGACTGGGGCATGGGTCTTTGGATGCCTAACACTCGGTCGATTGCTCGTTTACGCATTGCGACCAACTAAGGAGAATTAACGTGAGAGACGCAAAACTTACATTTAGCATTGCAGCTCAGAGTGCAGCCGCCTCTGCTTATCTTGTAAATGCACCGGGATCTGTTAATGGTGTCGTTTCATTAATTATGAACGCCACTACATCTGGAGCTAACGTTGCAGCCACTTCTGTAGAACTTAACTATGGTGGTCTTGTAACAAATGGTGTGTCTGGCGCAGTCATGGATGCTAACCAAGATGGATCAGTTACTAATGCTGATTATGTTCGTGGTCAGATTCTTAATCCGCTGTATGTCAAAGTTGCATTCAACCATACTGGTGTAACTGCTGCAGATACAGTAACTGTTGAGTTACATGGCTCCGATACTCTTGGATTTACACCAGCTGCAGGAACGTTGCTTTCATCGGCAGTTTATACTGCAGCAGCAGCCACGGGTGCTGATCAGTTAGTCCTTCCTTTGCAGTCATATGCAAAGTTCTTAAAGCTGAAATTTATCAGTTCACAAGGACGAAACCCTGCGCAAATCAACGTTACCCAGATGCACATTCAGACTGGACGTGAGGGTAACCTCTAATTATGAATCTAGGTCAAATTAAACGTAATGTGCGAATGCTTGGTAGAAATTACTTTGGCACAGACGCAGATCGTGATCCATTTGGCTTAGATTATTTAATTATCGAACAGGCCAACCAAATAGCTCGGCAAACCGACTGTTTGGTTGGTCGTCGGTTTTTAGATTTGACTGTTAGCGTAAAAGATTATTGTGCTCCGGATATTTATCGAATTAAAGTAATCAAAATTTTAGACACAAATAACGAGTATCAAAAAGTACGCGTGTTTGATTATCAAGATCAATATATAGATTACTGGCGTAATCAGCCAGATGACCAAAGGCCAGAAATTGTTGTGTTGCGTGGAATGAATAACATTAGTGTTTATCCAGCAACTAATGCAACTATTAACAATGGCTTGCTCCTTGAGGGTTATGCACAGCCCGGCGATAATTGGGCTTATGACAGTGCTGGTAATGCTTTGCCGAATACTGATGCAACAGAATGTCCACTACCAGAGGTTGCGCATGACTGTTTAGTGTATGCAGTTTTACAAGCTCGTTCAATGCAGATGGGTGATATGAACGGCTATCAGATTTTTAAAAACGAATACATAGACAGGTTGTCTATGATTGACAATTATGCCAGCACATATGGTCGGAGAGCAAAGTAATGGCAAAAGGCTTTTCTGATTTAAAAAATGAAGTCATACGATTATTAAACGAAACAGCAGACACTGTAGTAGCCGAAATCCCAGATGGTGTTGGTGGAGTTACCGCTACAAGCAATGCTGGTATCCTTCAATATCTTAATGAAGCAGCATTTGATTTATGTCGCACTTGTGTATATCTACCTACGACATTAACTGTCTCTACACACACTGGTAGAACATATGATTTTGGATCGTCTGCATTAGCGTTCCCATTGACTGTGCACGTAAATGGTGGATCTACGCCCATATTGCACTGCGGTGAAAATGAACTACGTTCATATGATTTAGGGTATACAGCAACAGCTGGAACGCCTACTCATTGGTATGAGGCTGGTTACAATAACATTGGATTTTATCCAGTACCGTCAACAAACACCACTTTTATTGCTAGAGGTGCTGGATTACCAACGGCAATATTAGAGGGATCCGGTACGTTTAGCTTTATTAGTGATGACTTATTAATGCAAGCATTACCAGCATATGCAGCGCGTAAAATAGCACTAAAGAATTACGATGACCCATCGATTGTTGGCCGAGCTTTCTGGGGTGACTGGTACGACCAAGTTCGTATGCAGTTATGGATGCGACTTGACGCGTCATATAAGTTGCCTAACGGAATATTTAGTGTTCCGCCTGTAATGAGTACTGGTGGTAAATGATGAAAATAGCGTGGGGTAGATTAATTCTAATTATATTAGGAGCTTTCACCGCCAGCGCTGCTCCAGAATTTGATGCTGCATGGAAAGCGCAGCATATTGCGGACAATGCCTCGTTTGGTACTGTTACTCGCGCACTATTGATGGCAAGCATAGAAGGTATTCGCGCAGGTGTTCCAGCAATGACTACCGCGCTCATTGCTTTTTTTATGCGACAGGATAGTACACTTCCAGTTTTTTCTATGAAATTACCAGAAGTAGCAAAAGTCAGTGAAGCAACGAGGGATGTCAATGAATAAAGTAGGTCTGTCCGTGGATGATATTCAACAAATTGTGGCTGGTTTCTTTGGTAGTATTGTTGGCGTAAGCAGACAGTCTCATTTAAATTTTGGCGCACTTGTTATTTCAGTTATTAGTGGAACTGCTAGTGCAACATATTTAACTCCAGTCATAGCTACTCTTTTGCATATCAAAGATCCAAAATATATGTTAGGTTTATCGTTTTTAATGGGGACGTTAGGTTTACGTGGCGTTGAAATTGTTACAGCAAGACTAAATCTTCAAGGCAGTAAAGATAAAACTAATGGATCTGAAGTTAATAAATAAAGGTGGCGTATTTAAATGCCAATGACTGAAATTGACTTTTTATATCCAAAAGTCATAATGCCTGCTAACGGACTCGTAACACAAGCCACTGTTGCATTTGACAGCACTGGTGATGTACAAGGTTGGATTTGTCAAGCTGCCGAAGATATGACTATCACTCAAGTAGGATGTTATATCAGTGCAAAAACTGGTCGCCCCGGCGATCAAGCTGGTTCTTTGCGACTGGGTATATGTTATGTTGACGGGACTAATGGATTCCCAACCGCAAACCCACCGGTGTGGGCAAACGCAACATTTAGTGGTGCAGCTGGTACGGCTTATCAAGATTTTAACGCAGACACAATTGCTGTTGGTGCAAACTTAATTGCTACACTTACGACCTCCGTGACTATTACTAGAGGGACAGTATTTGCAGTAGCACTTGACGCTCTTGCTGGAACTTGGACTGCTGGTTCAGATTTTTTAACAGTAAGAACTGGATGGAATAATGCTTATCCGTTTGTAAGAAGACCTTATTCAGTTGGCCGTCCTGCTGGCTCCTACGTTGACAACGATGTAAACATACCTGCATTCTTATACAGAACAAGCACT